GGGTGAATCCACCCGGTAGTTTTGTCAAACATTTCCTCACGCTTACGAAATCCATGAACTTTGCCCCAATAAGAAACAGACGCCTGCATATCAGACGACTGCAGTGCTTCCTGTTTAGTCAACATCCTAAACTCTCGACGAACATTTGGAAAGAAACCACAAAAAGCAGCTTCAGGTTCCTTGTCTATAAACTCAACGAATTTAGGATCAACAATCTTAACTGGAGCACACTCCACTTTAGCAACAGCATTGACAAGAGGCTGCACGAGCACAGTAGTTCCATCTTCTTGCTCAACATAAGTAGGTTTTAATAATGCAGGAGCAGAGGAAATAGGATAAATAGGAGGAGTCTCAATATCTCCCTGAAACGGAGACGGAATGATATTCGTTTCCGAAGGTATAACTGAAGGACGTTTTAGTGAACCCATCGAAACTAATCTACCATTAAATTTATCTTGTCTCCGAGAAGAAGAAAGATTATTCATAACATGGGGAGGCATAAAAAGACCTTGCTTCAACACTGGGCCTTGAGGAGTATGATAGGCCACTTCACGAGGAAGATCATTTTCAGTAAGAACATTTATGAGAGAATCATCACCTACTCTCCCTATATGAAAACCAACAACATACACATTATTAGTTACAGTATCTACTGCTATATAAGGAAGAGAACAGTGACCAGCATCACCTTTGGATCCAATGCAATACATATAATCATTAATCATCAAAGATTCTTCTTTTCCGTCAACCGTAGTCAAATGAGTAAGAGAAGGAAGTTCTCTTTCAACTAACTTAGAGCCTCCAGCTAAATAATTCACAACTACCCCGCCTTTAACTTGACGATGGAGTCGAGAAACTTTATAATAACCAGAAGCCATAGCAGACTTAATATTTTCTAAACTCTCAAACCTCTTCTTACACGAGGGAAGTTCAGCAAATACCTTATGAGAAAAATCCAAATAAACACAATCTTTATCTTCCGAAGGTATAGTCACCTTAATATGAGAAGAATGTATTACATCAGTCACGCCTTTATCATTGGAAATCGTTACTTTATCAAAATTAAAACCAAGCACTATCAAACAGTGATGGTAGACGAAAGCTCTTCTACCTGAAAAGAAAACAGGTATAGACATCTCTCTGTCCCCATAGTGAAAGGTCAACGTCCGCATATTATTACTAATTTCATTTATCTGCGACATAACTGATTCATTCAAAACTTCACTCCCTTGCGCTCTATGAGTCAGAACTCTTTGACGAGCTTTGAGTCTAGCTTGAAAACCCTTAGAAAGAGACTGGGCAGTATGAGACGCGAGCTTAGATTCAATTTCTGAGTCAACAAAAGAAAGCTGAGTAACGTCTCCCGTCAAAGATAAAACTTTGTTTTTAAGAAAATACCAAGCAATCCCGGCAGCTAAAAGAACACCAACTGCAGCTCCAGCCACTTTCCATGAAGTAAAATACGTTTGTGATGAAACCCAGTCAGAAAAAGAATTTGACTTCTTGAGCCACTGGGCTATCTCAAAAGAACGAGAAGATGGAGTCTTTGCTTTTATATCTTTTTTCCATCGTTTCAAGAGAATTCGCCACTGATTAAAAGACAGATCAGGGTTCCAAGTTCCAGTCTTCTTGTCCATAACCGCCTCAAAACGATTGTGCCACAATCCAAATTCAGACGTGAGAAATGCTTGAGGTTTATCATAAGGTATATCAAAATAAAGTCGATTAAAATGAGAGACTACAAACTGATCTGAAAATATTTCAACAACTTTAGAATCTAACTCATATTCTTCAAGCATTCGAAAAAGTCGCTCAGTAATAGGATTGATATCTTCCATAGCTCTACTCTTAAAAGTGGCAAAATCTTCTTTTGTCAAAAACTTCTGTATTCGTTTTAACATCAACAATTCCAACAAAAAATTATAAACCTGTTTTCGTATCTTATAGTCAGGATTATGGCTCATCTGGAAAATTTTTGCCATCATTCTTTCTGGAAAAGAATCTGTCTTCGAAACTCCATTCAAATTATACTCATTTTCCAAGAGGTGCTCATTGACCTGCGTAATTGAACCAAAAGCCATAATGGCACAGGCCTGATACGCCGGTCTGTAGGGAGAAACTTGCTCAGGACCATTAACTTTTCCAAACCAGGAAGGAACGAGCCATTGGTACAACATGCCTCCTATTCTTCCGGGGTTGGAAACATGAAGGTCGTCATTTTTAACAACATCAATCAAAAGCACATCTTGCTGCTGTTTCATCACCAAAAGTCGCATGTCATCATCAACAATCATAGCATTTCGCTTAGCCTGATAATCTTCCCAACCCTGCGCAATATGAACACCTACGCCTGACCCATCGTCAAGAACAATGGGCACACGAGAGAAATCAATCTCCTCATGTTGAACAATTGGAAAATACTGGGCAACTGATTGCGAAAGTTCTTTCTTAGGATCATAATAAAATGGAGGAGACTGAGGGCCCAACGTAGTTGTTTCAGGAGCATCAAGACGCTTACTAACAGGCGTAGTAACAACAACAGGCTTAAACTTTGAAGGTAAAATAGTAGTTTCAGGAGCATCAAGACGATTAGACACTGGTGTAGTAATAACAATTGGGTCAATAACCTTGACCTCAACTGTAGGAGGAGCACGAGCAACAGGCTCAGTACCTAAAGGAAAATTATACAAAACACGATTGTTCTCTTTGTCAGGATTATGCTCTAGACCAAAATAAGAATAAGGGTGAGTTCCGTGAGCCTCATTAACCGGACGAATTTCTGGAAAAAACTCATGTGTCGCCAATCGTTGCCGAAGGGAAGACGTAGTTTTATATTTCCTTACAATCTCCA